AGAAGACAATCAATTAGAGATTGACAACTGGAAGATGATGGCCAAAGCAGCTTATGGTAGAGAGAACAAGCGTAAGGGACAGATACTGTCTTATATCAGAAGTTCAAAATTAGCATTAGAATTATCTGAGTGGGATAGGTTTTATTATGCCTACACATGTGACTTTAGAGGACGCATATACTGTGCCACAGCTGGTTTATCACCACAGGGTACAGATACATCAAAAGGTTTATTGTGCTTCGCAGAAGACGTTGTGCTTGGCGTAGAAGGTATTAAATGGTTAGCTATTCAAGGAGCAAATGTTTATGGAGAAGACAAACTCAGTTATGCTGGACGAGTTCAGTGGATTAGAGACAATGAGGATGGTATCAGAAGAACCGTTGACGACCCAATTGGTTCACGCGAGTTTTGGGGAGAGGCAGATAAGCCTTACCAGTTCCTTGCATTCTGCTATGAGTGGGCGAAGTGTGATTATGGACGGGATAGTGCAGCGACTTCTAAAATCCCAGTTGGATTGGACGGAAGCTGTAATGGGCTACAACACTTCTCCGCAATGCTCCGCGATAACGTTGGAGCAACTGCAACAAATCTCACAAATGCTGGAACCACACCAGCCGATATCTACTCCGAGGTCGCAAAAGTCTTATGCGGAAAGTTGGAGAACTCGTTGGACCCACGCAGTGACATATGGCTACGTGTTGGAATCACCCGCAAGTGTACTAAACGTCCCGTTATGACATTACCGTATGGTGCTACACAGCAGTCGTGTAGAGCATACATCATGGAATATGTACTAGAGAATTGGGTTAAGTTCGACTTAGATGATAAGTTACAATTTGATATGGCCAAGTTCTTGACACCTTTATTATGGGATTCTATCGGTGAAGTGGTAATAGCAGCACGTGGGGCTATGTCATGGTTGCAGAAGAATACCAAACGAGAGTTTATGTACTGGTTAACACCATTAGACTTTCCGGTATATCAGTATTACCAGAAGACTAATGTGATTGAGATACGTACACAGATTTGTGGTGGTATAAGAGTTTATATCCAAGAGTACCTCAATGCTGAACCCAATAAGACCGGACAGCGTAATGGTATTGCACCAAACTTTGTTCATAGTATTGATTCTAGCCACATGGTGTTGACGATTAATGCAATGGGTAATGAGTGTCTTGCCATGATACATGATGATTTCGGTACTCATGCTGGCCACACACAGAAGTTGTATGAAACGATACCCCGTATGTTCTTATTTATGTACGAGGACAAGAACCCATTGTTGGATTGGGCAGAGCAAGTAGGTGCTAATATTGATACAATACCAGAGATGGGAACGTATGATATTAAGGACATATTACACGCCCAGTTCTTCTTTGGATAGCCGACTTACAGAGGATTTAAACCATATGGCCCTAACTACGAGAGATAGAGCAAAGACGATAAATGACCTTGTATTTACTAAAGACCCAAGAGGATTAGTACAGAAGGATATTGATTATTTAAAGTCAGTGTTTAAGGACAGACCCATTAAACCAACCATGACACAGAACGAGATAATGTTCCAAGCTGGTCAGTTAGATGTAATTAGACACATCCAAGAGGTGATGGTAAAGTGACTCAAACAAATTTACTAACAGCAACAACATCCATCAACGATTTAGAAGATGTATGTAATGATGCTATTAAAGACGGTACAGCTGAACGTGCTGAGATAGCCATGAATGAATGGTTCTCTGACGGTACGTATGCTAGACAAGTTGTAATCCCCGCTAACACATGTTTAGTGGGTGAGACACATAAGGAAGAGTGGATTATCATTGTATCGAAAGGTATCATTGAAGTATCCACAGACGATGGCCCAGCCATCATAATTGATGCGTCCGAACGACCACAAACGTTTATTAGTAAAGCAGGTGTCAAACGTGCTGGGTTCGCCCACACAGAGACATGGTGGACGGGACTACGCAGAACCGATTTACTAACCGAAGCAGACATTAGAGAAGAACAGCTAGTGAATGACTCTAACAACTGGAATAAACTAATATGTGGGTCGCTACCGCAATAATCGTAACAACAACATTAGGCTCTACGCTGCTACAACAGAAGCAGAGCAAGAAGGCCGCTAAACGTGCTAAAGAGGATGCTCTCGAAGCAGACAAACAAGCACGTAAAGCAGAAGCATTCGCAGAAACAGAGGGTGAAGGTCAAGGTTCATTAGCACAGATATCATTAGATGTCGATGATGATGAGATTGATGATACAGCATCCACGGTGAGAATATGAATCCAGAACAACATGCAGAGAAGTACCTACAAGCTGATAATCATCTTAAAGGTGAGTTCAATCGTATGGCCTCGTTACGTGAGACTATTGTAACTCGCGTAGAACGTTATGCAGGTTGGACACTCCCAACGATATTCCCATCAGATACAGGTAGTAATGATGAAGAGTTTCAGAATGACTACCAATCCTTTGGTGCACAAGCAGTAAACAACTTAGCTAACAAGATTATGATGGCGTTATTTCAACCATCACGACCTTTCTTTCGTTTAACTTTAACTACTGAACAAGAAGAGGAAATCCTATTAGAAAACGCAGGCATGTCTCAAGCAAACATCGAAGAAGCATTAGCCGCAGGCGAACGTGGTTCAATGAGAGAATTGGAGAAGATAAATGCACGCGTGACAATGACAGATTGTATCCTACAGTTGATAGTTGCAGGTAATGTATTATTTTACATGCCCGAAGATGAACCAACACAAAGTTATACTATCCGTGATTATGTAATAGAACGTGATTTACGTGGCCAAGTAACCAAGCTGATTATTCGTGAAACCAAAGCAGTATCGTCACTCAGTGATGACCTAGCAGAAATGGCGGCATCGAATAAGATTGATGAAAGTTCAGAAGTATCGTTATACACTGGTATCCAAAAGGTAGGTAAAGACAGGTTTGTGGTATGGCAGGAGATGGAAGATTTATGTAAATGTCACGAGAAGGTAGGTCACTACTCTCAAGACGGTTTACCGTGGATTCCATTAACTTGGTCATTATCCAGAAACAAAGATTACGGTACAGGTTTAGTTGAACAATACGCTGGTGACTTTGCAACACTATCTACCCTAGCAGAAGCTATAATTGATTACACTGTTATAATGACAGACGTCAAGACATTAGTTGACCCGACAGGTATGACCAATGCAAGACTCATTAACGAAGCTAAATCAGGTGACTATGTTCATGGTAGAGAAGAAGACTTACACGTACACTCGGCAGCAGTTGCCCAAGGTGCAGACTTCTTAACAAACCAGTTCGCAGTTGTAGAACGTAGATTAGCAGCAGCATTCTTACTTAACAGTTCTGTAACCAGAGATGCTGAGAGAGTTACTGCCGAAGAAATACGTATGCAAGCTCAAGAGTTAGAGAGTTCTTATGGTGGTGTTTATTCACGACTATCAAGTGACCTTCAACTACCTTTAGCCAAGCGATTGGTAAAGAAGTTTGATGATGTATTATCAGACGTTGAGCCTATCATAGTAACCGGACTTGAGTCTCTATCAAGAAATTCAGAGTTAGACAGGACTAGGGCATTCTTTGCCGACTTAGTAAGTTTAGCCAATGTTCCAGAAGAAGTAGCAATGAGAATTGACTACGGAAAACTGATAGCAATGCTAGGAGCAGGCCATGGCATTGACCATAAATCGCTTCTATTATCTGAGAAAGATGTTAAAGCCAAACAAGCGAATGCAGCCAAACAACAAGCTAATGCAGCTGGTATGGAAGCACAAGCAGTTAATCAAGCACAAGGACAACCCCAATAATGACAAACCCCGTTACAGCACCAGTAGTAGCCCCAGTGGTTACAGATGCACCCTCCCCTAACGAGGCATGGAAAGATGATGCGCGTTTAGACGCAAATGGTAATCCCGTAGAAGGTGAAGTACCAGCAGTAGTCGAGCCAGTCGTAGAACCAGCAGAACCAGTAGTTCCAGCGGAAGAAACACCAGCGGAAGAAACACCCGCAGTATTGGACGAGACGCCAGCAGTAATTGACCCAGTATTTAATACCGAGTCAGCCAAGCAGGTGCAACCTTTACTAGAAGCAGCTGGATTAGTACCGTCAGAAGTAGCTGAGATAGTTACAAAAGGTGATGGTAAAGTAACAATTGAAATCATGCAGAAGCTAGTAGAAAAGCATGGTGAAGGTGTAGCTAGTCTTATTAAAGATAAGCTAGAAGGTTTACACCAATCTCACCAAGCAGTAAGCAAAGCGGCTGATACAAAAGTGTTTAACCAAGTAGAGGCAGCTTTCAAAGGTGTGACTGAACAATCTGGTTCAGATACATTTAAAGAGTTAGCAACATGGGCTAAAACCAATCTACCAGTAGCAGACCGTCAAGAGATTAACGGTTTACTATCCCAAGGTGGTAAGGCAGCGGAACTAGCTATCAACTCTTTAATACAAAGCTTTAAATCTTCCGACTCATTCATAGCACAACCAGCGAAACTTCTTTCAGCTGATGGTACTTCGGGCGAGTATGGTGGCAAACCATTAGACAAAGCAGGTTATAGTCGTGAACTCCGTAAATTAATGGATAGCGGGCATAACTATGATACGAGTCCAGAAATTGCATCACTTAACTCACGACGTTCTAAATCATTAGCACGTGGTTATTAATCAATAAAACAGGAATTTTAAATTATGTCAGTAATTGGACAACAAGTAGCAACTTCACAGGTACGTACAGGTCACCAAGCAGGCGTCGATTCTGGTAACGTTAACCCGTTATACATCGAGCAGTACGGTGGAGAAGTTGAACACCGTATCATCAAAGAATCATTCATGCGTCAATTCTTCAAGTTTAAGACAGTACGTGGAACAGATACTATTACTAACGACCGTGTTGGTTCTAGCTCTTTGCAGAAAGTTGCACGTGGTATTCGCCCGACAGATAGCTCACCTACTTTCGATAACATCTCAATCAAAGTTGATACCATTGTATTAGCTCGTTCAAACGAGTTCGTACTTGATTCATTCTTGTCACACATTGATGCTCGTAAAGAGATTGGTGTTGAGCATGGTAAAGAAATCGGTAAATTCTTCGACGAGTCATTCTTAGTACAGGGCATCAAAGCTTGCCAAGTAACTAACGTTGACCCTGATGGAGTTACATTAGGTGGATGGGAAGGTTTAACACCTACCAACATCGTGCGTACAGCACCAAAAGGTTTCCAAGGCGGTACTGTTAAAGTATTAGCTGGTGTTGGTGACGAGCTAGACCCAGACTTGCTAGAACTAGCAATTCAAGACCTATGTCAGAACATCGAAGAGAAAGATGTTGATATCGCAGAAGCAGTATTATTGCTTCGTCCAGCACAGTACTACGCTTTATTGCGTAACTCTAAGCTTATCTCACGTGATTTCAGTTCTATGAACGGTGATTATGCGAAGGGTGATGTACTTGAGTCATGTGGTATTCGTATCCAGAAGACTAACCGCTTCCCTAAAGCATCTGATGTTGGTGTAACCCACTTCCTATCTAATGCTGGTAACGGTAACGCTTATGATGTTACAGCTAACGACCAGAAATGTGTTGTATGTTTGTTAATGCCTAAAGCATTACTAGCTGGTGAGACTATCCCTCTTACCTCTGACGTCTACTTCGATAAGAAAGAGATGCAGTGGTTCATTGATAGCTACCTTTCTTTCGCAGTTACACCTAACCGCGCAGAAATGGCTGGTGGTATCTTCTCAAGCGCAGTAGCTTAATTAGTACAACTTTCAAAGCCCCTTTTAGGAGGGGTTTTTATAAGTGGTATTACACTTGGTATATGAGGCAATTATGCTTCATATATCTGTTTTCTTTGCAAAGGAAATCCAGTATGGAAGAGTTAGAAGCAGTACAAATGATGTTGCGTGCAATAGGCTGTAGCCCAGTCAATAGCCTCAATGCAGCACACCCAGACATAGCCAATGCGAGGGCAACTT